AGACAATGCTACAGCATTAGGTGCTGGTGTATTTGATGGAACTGGTTCTGTAGACTTAGGTCAAACTGGTGAAACAGACCCTCTAGACTTAATGGCTAGAATGGCAAGACTATTAGACGAACAGAATGTACCTGAAGAAGGTAGATGGTTCGTTGCTGGTCCTGACTTCTACGAGCAATTAGGACAGTCTGGGTCTAAACTTCTTTCTGTTGACTTTAACGCTGGTCAAGGTTCAATCAGAAATGGTTTAGTTTCAAGTGGAAAACTAAGAGGATTTGATATGTACAACTCAAACAACATTGCTGCTCCACAGAGTGGTGCAACAGGTAAATGTTTGGCTGGTCATATGAGTTCTACTGCTACTGCTAACACTATCCTTTCAACAGAAGTGTTGAGAGACCCAACATCGTTTGGTGATATTGTTAGAGGCTTACATGTCTATGGATGTAAAGTTCTTAGAGATGAAGCTTTAGTATCAGCTTTCTACAAAATTGACTAATTGTCAAAACTCGGAGGAGTCTTCGGATTCCTCCACTATTTTTAAGGTAATAAAATGAAAGGCGTAAAACACTATAAAAGAGACGGTACACTACATAAAGGCGGTTCTCATAAAATGCCTAACGGAGATTTACATTCTGGCAAGACACACGGTAAGACCAGTGTAAAACTTTTTCATTTTAAAGATTTAAGTAAAAAAGCAAAGTTAAAAGCTAAAGGTACTAAATAATGGCTACAACATATCTTGACATAACTAACGAAGTACTAAGAGAACTCAATGAAGTTCCATTAACGTCTTCAAACTTTGGAGCTGCTACAGGTATTCAAAAGTTTGTAAAAGATTCAATTAATAAATCTTTGTTTGATATAGCCAATGAAGAACCACAACTACCTTTTTTCTCAGCAGGAGTCAGTGGAACTACTGACCCTTTTTATGGTAACGTAACAGTCCCTAGTGTAGCAGGACAACGATGGTACTTACTAAAAGCTGATAGTTCTAGTATTACTACAGACTATGCTTCTGTAGACTGGGATGATTTCTACGCTACAACAATTAACGTAAGTGGAGAAACAGCTCCTCACGTCTCTAAAGGTTTAAAATTTATTTCACATACAGATTGGAAAAGATATTATAGAGACAGTGAAAATGCAGACGATGCAAATACACAGGCGTACGGAGAGCCTAAATTCGTAATTAAATCTCCAGACAACAGGAAGTTTGGATTAAGTCCAATACCTGACAAAGTTTATAACGTACACTTTTATGCTTTTACAAAGCCTGTAGAGCTTGTAGCACATGGTGACACGATAGCATTACCAGACCAATATGCTAATATTATAACTGCTAAAGCAAGATACTATGTATGGCAGTTTAAAGAAAGTCCACAACAAGCAGCATTTGCTTTAGAAGACTTTAAAAAAGGAATGAAATACATGAAGTCTAACCTTATGAATCCAGCTCCTAATTATATGACAGACGACAGAACCTACTTTTAAAATATGCCAAGTTCACAACCTTATACCGTTGCCTGTAACGGAGGTTTGGTAAAGTCAGTAAACTCTATTGACTTACTTAAAACTCCGGGATTAGCAAAGACATTACAAAACTTTGAAGTAGCTACAGAAGGTGGCTACAGACGTATCAATGGTTATACAAAATATAAAATTGATGGTGTCACAGCTTCACAACCTTCAGGGACAACTGAAAATATCTTAGGAGTTTTTCCTTATGCAGATGGTGTAGTTGTTTGTGTAAGTGATGATATATACTTTAGTAACGATGGAGCTAACTGGTTACAGATAAATAAACTATCTGCTAATTCAGGAGACAACCACACAACCTTTACAGGTAAAGCTGTAACAGCTAGAACTAATCAAGGACAATGTTCTTTTGCATTGTTTGAAGGTGCTACATTTGATTATGGTGAGTTAAACATAGCTGATGGAGCTAATGTTGTTTTTAGTTTTAGAATGGAAGGTACTGGTAATTTAAACACTAGAACTTTTTTTACTGGTGAATTAGCGGTAGCAAGTACTAAAGCTGTTAAATATGTAACAGTTCATGACCATCATTTGATAGCAGCAGGAGTTGAAGATAACTTAAATACTTTATACTATAGTTCTAAAAATACTTTTTCATCTTTTCCAAGTACAAATGCAATAACAATATCTGACCAAATAGTAGGTATTAAAGGTTTCCGTGAAGACTTATTTATATTCTGTGAGAATAGTATTCATAAACTTATAAATATAAATGATTCTAATAACATAGCTATAGTTCCAGTAGCAGAAAACGTAGGTTGTTTAAGTGGCTATAGTATTCAAGAGATTGGTGGTGACTTAATGTTCTTAGCACCGGATGGAATAAGAACAGTAGCTGGTACAGCAAGAATTGGTGACGTAGAGTTAGGAACAGTTTCAAAAGCTATACAGCCTGTAATAGTTAGTTTAGCAAGAAACATTGATAACTTTACAATTAATAGTTTAGTCATTAGGGAAAAGTCACAGTACAGATTATTCTATACTAATACAGGTCAGCCTAATGCTTCACAAAAAGGAATCATAGGAACACTTAGACCAAACGGATTTGAATGGTCAGAAACAAAAGGATTAGAAGTTACAACAATAAACTCTAACTTTAATCAAGACGGAGTAGAAGTTTATTATCACGGAGATAGTAACGGTTATATTTATACTCATGACACAGGTAATGACTTTGACGGTGGTAACATAGATGCACTATATCAAACTCCGGATTATGATTATGGAGACTTAGGAACTTTAAAAACTTTGCACTATATTAAAATGTCAATAGCTCCAGAAGGAGACGTAACTCCTACATTAAGAGTTAGATATGATTACGATAGTACAGATTTACCACAACCAGAAGACTATACATTTAATGTAGATGCTCCTTCTTTATTCGGTGGAGCTACATTTGGTTCTTCACTTTTTGGAGCTGGAGAACAACCACTGGTTAGAGTAGCATTACAGGGTAGTGGACACAGTAACTCTTTTAGAATTTCAACAAACAATAAAGTAGCACCATATATAGTAAATGGTTTTTACATAGACTTTATACCTTCAGGCAGGAGATAATACATGGCAAGTTATACTAGACAAAGTACATTTTCAGATGGTGATTTAATAACTGCTGCACTATTTAATAACGAATATAATCAATTAGTAGATGCTTTTAATAATGTTACAGGTCATAAACATGATGGTACTGTAGGCGAAGGACCAGTTATAGGATTAATTGGTGATGCAGGTGTAGTAACTCCACTTAACAAAATTTTAGTAGATACAACTAATGACCATATAGAATTCTGGATAGATGTATCAGGAACTTCAACACAACAATTTTACGTAGCTGATGGAGCTATTGTACCTACCACCAATAACGATGTGGACTTAGGTACAAGTGCTTTAAAGTTTAAAGACCTTTACTTAAGTGGTAATACAAACATTGCAGGTAACGCAGTTGTTACAGGTAATTTAACTGTAGAAGGTACAACTGTAACTTTAAACACTGCAACACTTGATGTAGAAGATAAAAACATTACACTGAACTACGGTGCAGGTGATACATCTTCTAACGCTAATGGAGCTGGTATAACTATTCAAGATGCTGTAGATGCAAGTACAAATGCTACTATTCTTTGGAATGCTACAAACGATAGATTTGATTTCTCACATGCTATAGATGTTACAGGTTCTGCTACTGTAGATGGGTTAACTGTTAGTGGTGTAGGTAGCTTAGATAACAATGGATTAAATTTAGAGTTATCAAGCTCTAACACAGGCATTATTTATGATGCACAAAATGGTTATCACACCTTTAAAAGAAATGGCACTAATGCACTACAGATTAATGGTGCGACAGGAGACATATCCTTTTACGAAGATACAGGAACAACTGCAAAACTTTTCTGGGATGCAAGTGCTGAATCGCTTGGAATAGGTACAACTTCGCCAAGTGCTAATCTTCATGTAAGTTCTACAGGCGATACTATATTAAGAGTTACATCCGCTAATGGTAATGGTGCTTTCTTAGATTTAGGTGATGCTTCTGATACTGATGGTGGAAGGATTGTCTATGATAGTGGTAGTAATTTAGCATTTTATACAGCGTCAACTGAAAGAGCAAGGCTTCTTAGCAACGGTGCATTTTTAATTGGAAAAACAGGACTAGGTGTAAATACTGTAGGCTTACAATTTAATGGCGGTCTTTTAGCAGTTACCAAAGATGGTGGAGAACCTCTAATACTTAACAGAAAAACAAGTGATGGAGTTGTTGCTGATTTTAGAAAAGATAATACAAGTGTGGGGAACACTAGAAGTTTTGGTGGTGACTTAATAATTCAAACTGGTATTACTGGTCTTAGATTTAACGATGCTAATGATGCTATACATCCAGTAATTGTTAATGGTTCTGTATCAGATGGTGCAACAGACTTAGGTTTAAGTAATGCTAAATTCAAAGACCTCTACCTTTCAGGCACAGCAAACTTCGGAAACCTCTCAGACGGTACAATAACCATAACAGGATTTGCCGATGAAGACAACATGGTTTCAAACTCTGCAACGCTTGTACCGACTCAACAGTCTGTAAAGGCTTATGTAGATAGTCAAATTAGTTCAGCCGGTGGAAATGGTATAAGCTTTGAAGACAACGAGAAAGCTCAGTTTGGAGATGGTAATGATTTACAGATTTACCATGATGGTAGTAATAGTTATATTAAAGATGCTGGAATTGGTAATTTACAAATTCAAGCTACTGGTAGTACATTTATAAAATCATCTGATGGAACAAAAATATCAGCACAATTCGCACCTGATTCTTATACTCGTTTATATTACAATAATGCAATTAAACTGCAAACAACCTCAACAGGAATTGACGTAACAGGCACAGTTACAAGTGATGCACTTACAGTTCAAACTGCACAAGGCGATATATCTATAGATAATTCATCATCTACATTAAACTTTGCAAGGGCTGGTGCAAGTTATATTAGAGCAACTAATTCATTAGGTCACTTTAATTTTATAACTGGTGCTAATAATTTTACAAATAAAAGATTACAAATAGCATCTAACGGAGACATCTCCTTCTACGAAGATACAGGAACTACCCGAGCTTTATTTTGGGATGCTAGTGCTGAGTCTTTAGGTATTGGTACAACCAGTCCTAGTAGAAAA